CTATTGTGTTTACCAGCACATTTGGCCAGATGCGCTGAGCCTAACGAGGAAGGATCCAGATTGTATTGGCCCGGAACGTTGTTCCGTATCCACCTGTATTGTTGGTCGGTGCGGAGTGGATGTAAGGCGACACGGCCTATGAAGGAGAGGAGGGACTCATGTCCGAGCGGCACGACATTCAGTATGTCGGTCAGTACCGTAGCTCTGCTCGAGTACGGCAATCCCTCAAGCATGGGGAGGCCTACGTTGACTCACCGATGGTAGATTGGGCACTATTCGCTGAGTTTGCTGAGGACTATTCCCTTGACACACGGAGGGACAACAAAAGTGTCTGGGACCCAAGGTGGCTTTGGAGAGGGCTCGCAAAATTTGGAGACTCGTTTCCTACCACCCTCGCAACCAAGTTTCGACGATTCTCCAGACAGTTGGGAGATGAGTCAATCGGTGCAGTTTCCGACCCGTCGGAGCCTGCAGGAGCCGAGCAGACTGCCGGATCTACAACCGTCAATACGCCCTCAAGCAGTGACAGAGGACATACAAAGTTTGATTACACTGTCATTGCACCAGGGAGAGCTGTACTCTCCGATTCGCTCGTTGACGGTGGAGGCAGAGGTAGAGGTTCTGGGTTCGACCCCAGGGTATATGAATGCGCGAAAGCTGCAGCGCTTAGCGTTTGTGGTGGTCGATCCCGAAGGTACCCACCTCTTCATGAAGATGAGGTGGTGGGCCAGGTGCTTCACCTTGACAAGTCTGCTGGCTTGCCTTTTCTCACTAGGTCTCGTGATGTCCTTGATCTGGGGATTGAACGAGCGCGCATTATTCGTGCTGGAAGGCGTGGGTTTGATCCTCACGTGGCATATCGCCGTATTCAGCATGACAGCGATGGTCCTAAGGGCCGGCTGGTATGGGGCAGTCCGTTGGCAACGACAATATTGGCTGCGGCGTTTGCGAAAGCAGCGTACAAAGGCCTCGTTCGTCGACACTGCTTCTCGTATGGATACCAGAAAGCTGAGGTGGGCACTTTCATCTCGGAGTTCAGGGCCAGATTCGCAAGGCAATATTGCCTAGATTTTAGTGGATTTGACAGTTCCGTACCTGCGTTTGTGATCGGTGATGCTTTCGAGATTCTTCGTTCGCACCTCGATATGACTAGTGAAGAGACCGACCTGTATTATCGGCTATCGAATGATTTTATCCACACTCGACTAGTGCTTCCTGACTGCTCTATGTGGCAGAAACACCGCGGGATACCGTCGGGATCACCCTTCACTTCGGTGATTGGAAGCATCTGTAACCTGATCATCCTCAATTACATTTGGATCAGGATAACGGGAGTAGCTTTAACTGAGGATCAAATGTTGATTCTTGGAGATGACTCTGTGGTCGCAACAAATAGCAACTGTTCTCTAAAGGAGATCGCTTCAGCTGCACTGGAGCTCGAGATGGTTGTTAGCGAGTCTAAGTCCCTTGTCGCCGGGTCTGGACGCGATGTGGAATTTCTGGGGCACGTGTGGATTAATGGGAGGCCCCACCGCTCTTCTCGCGATATGGTCATACGCATAGTCTTTGAGGAAAGACACCGTGCACAGGATATTACTATGACCTATATGAGACTGTACGGATTTACTTCAGACTGCATGGAGGCGTACGATCTCGTTGTCGCTCTAGTTCTCCGCCCAAATGAGGACGTGAACGATGCGCTTGAAGAACTATCCCGTAGGGCTAGGGGATCGCCGATGAGGTTAGAAACGATTGGTTCGAGTCGCTTGAGG